GCACGCGGCGACGATTTCGCAGGTGCCGCCGTACCACTTGCTGGGCGAGATGGTGAATCTGTCCGCGGAGGCCCTGGCGGCGGCCCGGGACGGCCTGGACCGCAAGACGGACGAGCGGGAGTCGCTGTGTGGCGAGTCGCATGAGCAGACGTTGCGTCTGTGCGGCCTGGCCTCGGGTGACACGGTGGCCTGGGAGGATACTGCCGCGCAGGTCGTATGGAGGGATACGTCGGCCCGGTCGCTGGCGCAGACCGTGGACGCGCTCGGCAAGCTCGTCACGATGCTCGGGGTTCCTCCGCAGGAGTTGTGGGAGCGAGTTCCGGGCGTGACGCAGACCGATGTGGAGCGGTGGAAGAAGGCAGCTTCCGAGGGTGACGCGATGAACCGGCTGAACGGCATCATCGAGAAGCAGATGCAGCCCCCGGCTGGCGCCCGGGTGCCAGCTGAGGTACCTCCCGCGGCGGCCTGACGGTGGCTGGCGCGGAGGAGGCGCAGCGGTTCCGCCGCACGCAGGCGCTGTTGGCTGCGCAGATGGCCCGGCAGATTCTGCGCGTGTGGCGTGAGCTGATGAACCCGGCGAAGGTCGACCAGTCGTGGCCGGCAGTGCGGGCGGCGTTGATGCCGATCGTCCAGCAGGCTCGCGATCAGTCGGCTGTGGTGGCCGGAGCCGCCTACATGGAGGCTCGCCGCCAAGCCGGCGTGCCGGATGGGTCGTTCGATCCCGAGGGGCCACTGCAGTTGGCGATCGACCGCTTGGAAGCGTCGCTGGATGTGACCGGTCCGGTGGAGTTCAAGAAGGCGATCGCTGCGGGGAAGACGCCGCAGCAGGCGATGGATGCGGCTGCGGTGCGCATGGTCGGCTCGACGCAGTATCTGGCGCTCGAAGGTGGCCGGTCGGTGATGCAGAAGTCCATCGACGCGGATGAATTGGCGACGGGCTGGTCGCGGGTCACGGACAGCGATCCGTGCGCCTGGTGCGCCATGCTCGCCAGCCGCGGCCCTGTCTACAAGTCGGCACAGACTGCCGGCGACCCGAGGCAGGGCGGCAACCGCTACCACGACCACTGCGGATGCCAGGCGTGGCCAGCATTCACGCTGGACGAACCGTTTGTCGGCATCGCCGAGAAGCTGTACGACGACTGGCGGCAAGTCACTCGCGGCACCGGCGGCCGGAACGCGGTGAACACGTGGCGCCGCTGGTGGGAGTCCGAAGGCCGCGCCGCCTACACGCCTCCGAGCCCTTGAGGGGAGGTGAACTGTGGCACAGCCTGATGCCCAGGGGATGCGGGATCTGGTGAAGCAGGGAAAGGCGATGTCTGCCCCCGGCGATCGTCCGGGCCGCTTCAACATCGAGAACCGGCAGGATCTGCAGAACGCAATCCTCGCGGTCGGCCGGGTCCGCCCGAACACGGACGAGGCTCGCGCCCAGGTGCGGCGTTTCATCGTCAAGCGGGCCCGCGAGCTGAACCTCACGAACCTGATCCCGTCCAACTGGAACGCTGACGGATCTCTCAAGTCTTGACGCTGGCTGCCGACATGGTGGCCCGTCACCTCGCTGTTCGACCTGCGCTTGCCGACATGGTGGGCGCTTTTTTCATGCCCGATTCCGCGTTACGCCGCCATGGCGGGCGCGAGACCCCGACATGGGAGTCACCGATGTCCGAACCTGCCGCCGAGCCGACTGCCACCCCCGCGGGGGATGGTGGCGACGCTGGAGCCCAGCAGATGCTCGCCGACGCTGTCGCTGCCGGCCAGTTCCTCAACCCGCCGAAGCCTGCCGCACCCGCGGCTCCTGCCCCGCCTGAGCCCTCAAAGGCTGCCTCCCCTGCTGGTGGCCAGCCGGAGGAGACGGACTGGGAGGCCGAGGCGGCGAAGTGGAAATCCCTGGCCAGGCGCCATGAGAACAAGCACCTCGGTGCTCTCGGCTTCAAGTCGATGGACGAGCTCAACGCGCTCCGGGAGGCCGCGAAGAAGCAGGCCGAGTTTGAGGACGCGCAGAAGACCGAGATCCAGAAGGCGACCGAGCGTGCGACCGGCCTGGAGCAGCAGCTCTCCGACTACAAGTCGGCGAACGCCCGCCTGATGGCGGCGGCAACGCACAACATTCCGCCGGATCTCATCGAGCTTCTCGGCACCGGCACGGACGAGGAGATCAACGCGCGGGCGGAGGCGCTCGCAGAACGCCTCAAGGCGACCGCGCCGCAGCCCGCCGCGGCCTCTCAGCGCCCGGTGGAGTCCCTCACCCCCGGGGCCGCGCCCTCGTCGGCAGCGCCAGCGTCCGCGGACGACTGGATCCGCCGCATGGCAGGCCGAACCCCCTGAACTGACACATCCGCAGCACCGGAATCTCCCATGTCCACGGGGCCGGGGTCGCTGCTCTTTCGGAAGGAGACCCCGTGGCCGTCTACAACTCTCTGATCTCCCGGGACGCCAGCAACGATCCGCTGGTCCCGACGCCGGTCTCGGCGCAGATCATCGAAGAGATGCCCGCCGCGTCCGCGCTGCTTCAGCGTGCCGCGCAGGTGCCGATGTCGACGAAGACGCAGCGGCAGCCCGTCCTCGACGTGCTGCCGATGGCGTACTTCGTCGGCGGCGACACCGGTCTGAAGCAGACATCGGCGCAGGACTGGAAGAACGTCGACCTCATCGTCGAGGAGATGGCGGCCATCGTGCCCATCCCCGAGGCGTACCTCGACGACGCCCAGATGCCGATCTGGGACCAGGTGCGGCCCCGGCTCGTGGAGGCCCTCGGTGGCCTCCTCGACGGCGCTGGCCTGTTCGGTACGAACAAGCCGTCGACCTGGCCGACCGCGGTCTACCAGTCGGCCGTGGCGGCGGGGAACGTCACCATCGCCGGGACGGGCGAGGACTTCGCGCAGGACGTCTCCGTGGTCGCGGAGAAGGTCGCCGCGGACGGCTTCGCCATCAACGGGTTCGTGTCGCGGCCCGGTCTGACGTGGAAGCTGAACGGCATCCGCTCGACGCAGGGTGTGCCGATCTACCAGCCGAACCTGCAGGGCACTCCGGGCGGCACGCTGTACGGCTACCCGATGGCGGAGCTCACCAACGGCGCCTGGGACACGTCGGAGGCGGAGCTGCTGATGGGTGACTGGCGCAAGGCGATCGTCGGCCTGCGGCAGGACATCAGCTTCAAGCTGTTCACCGAGGGCGTCATCTCCGACGACGACGGCAAGGTCATCCTCAACCTGATGCAGCAGGACTCGGTGGCCATGCGCGTCGTCATGCGCGTCGCTTTCGCCACGGCCAACCCGGCGACCCGCGTCAACACCAACTCGGCGACCCGCTCGCCGTTCGGCGTCGTCCAGGCGACCACGGCCGCGTCCTGACCGTGAACGGCCGGCAGCCGAAGAGGACTGCCGGCCGCCGGTAGATCGGAGTTCCTGTTGCGGGTCCTGGCGATGCTTCACGCGTACCCTCCGGCCCACAATGCGGGCGCCGAGTGGGCGGCGCACAGTCTCCTGCGGGAGTTGGCGGCGCGCAGCCATGACGTGGATGTTCTGTTGTCGGACCCGAGGTCCGCGGATGCCGCCTACGAGATCGATGGCGTGCGCGTGCATCCGTACCGGGACAAGGCGGACCCGGCGCGGTGGATGCGCGGCGACGGCCGGGCGCAGGCGATCGTGACGCACTTGGAGAACACGGCGAGGGCGTCGGTGCTGGGCGAGTTGAACCGGATCCCGGTGGTGCATCTGCTGCACAACACCTTCGAGAAGTCGAAGTCGTGGCTGGTGAAGGGTTCGCCGTCGCTGGTCGTCTACAACACGGCCTGGATGCAGGCGGACGCTGAGGCCTGGTGGCGCGTTCACCGCGGCGATCGGCCTATGCCGTGGGGCATCACCGTGCATCCACCAGTTGCCGTTGAGGACTATCAGGCCACCCCGGGCGACCGGATCACCCTGATCAACCTGACGGAGGAGAAAGGCGCCAAGGTCTTCTACGCGCTCGCGGAGCGGATGCCGAAGCGCAAGTTCCTGGGCGTGATCGGCGGCTACGGGCAGCAGATCATTCGCGATGACCTGCCGAACGTGGAGATCGTGCCGCACACGCCAGGCGACCGCATGGCCAAGGACGTGTACGCCCGCACCAGGGTCCTCCTGGCGCCCTCCTCCTACGAGTCCTATGGGCGCGTTGCTGTAGAGGCGATGTGCTCTGGGATTCCGGTCGTGGCCCACCCCACCCCGGGCCTCATGGAGTCGCTGGGGGAAGCGGGCATCTTCGCCGACCGGGATGATCTGGACGCGTGGGAGGCGGCGGTGAAGCGGCTGTTCTCCCCGAAGGTGTTCCCGAAGGCGTCCAAGGCTGCCGCGGCCCGTGCCGCTGGACTGGATCCGGCTGCCGAACTCGAACTGTGGGTCACGGCGATGGAGGGGGTGGCGAAGCGTGGATCCTCTCGCTAGCTTGACCGACCTTTCGGACCGTCTCGGACGGCCACTCACCGCCCCTGAGGAGATGCGGGCGCAGGCGCTTCTGTTGGATGCGTCGGCGAAGGTCCGCTCGTACACGAAGCAGAACTTCACGCGCACCGACAACGAGACCGTAGTGGTGCGCGCCCAGCAGGGCGAGATCCGCCTCCCGCAGCGACCCGTCCTCGACGTGACGTCAGTGGTGGCGATCGGCGCCGGTGGGGCTCCGGATCTGCCTGTGGTGGGCTGGCAGTGGGACGGCCTCGACATCATTCGCACGTGCATGGATAGCCCGGTCATCAACCTGCCGGAGCTCTGGTACGAGGACGACGTCGAGGCCTATCCGGGCACGTACAGGGTGACCTACAGCCACGGTGAAGCTCAGGTACCTGACGTGATTGTCGGCATCGTCGCCCGGATCGTCCTGCGCACCCTGACCGCCCCGACGATGGCGGGCGGCGTGACGGGGGAGACGATCGGCCCCTACAGCTACCGAACCGACGGATCAGGCATCGGCACCGCGGTCGTCATGACCGATGAGGACCGCCGAGAACTCGCCGACGCCGGCTACCGACCGAAGGCCGGCATGTCGATGGTGAGGTACCGATGAACCGACCGCTCAACATCGTGGCCCGGGTCCACGCCTACCCCAACGACCACAACGCCGGCGCGGAGTGGGCGCTGCACGAGATGCTTCGGGCGCTCGTGCAGCGCGGGCACCGGGCCACGGTGTGGCTGAACCAGTGGGCAGAAACCCGAAAGCCGTATGAGGTGGACGGCGTCCAGGTGATGCCGCACGAGCCCTCCAGCAGGGCCTTCCAGTCGGCGGTGCCGCGCGCGAGCGCGGTCGTGTCCCACCTGGAGAGTGTCCCGGGCGCGGCGTGCCTGGCGCGGGGGCACGGGGTGCCGCTGATCGTGGTGTGCCACAACACGTTCGATCTGACGTGGCAGCCGATGCAGAGCGGCTCCTCGGCGCTCGCGGTCGTCAACTCGCAATGGATGCTCGCCGAAGCGGAAGCCGCCTTGACGGACGCGCCGTGCCGGCCAGGTCGAATACTGGCGGTTCGGCCGCCGGTGTGGCCGGAGGAGTACCGGACGACGCGAGGCGAGTGCATCACGCTCGTCAACTGCACCATATCGAAGGGCGCCGGGGTGCTGGCAGAGCTGGCGGAGCGGATGCCGGACCGGAAGTTCCTTGCGGTGCGGGGCGGCTACGGTGAGCAGCAGCCCCCGGACCTGGACAACGTGATCGTGCTGGATCACATGCCGGGCCGCCAGATGCGGGACGCCGTGTATGCGCGCACCCGGCTGCTGCTGATGCCGTCCGACTACGAGTCGTGGGGCCGTGTCGGGGTGGAGGCGATGGCTTC